CATTTCATAAATTTAATAAATATATTATTTGTTAAATTTATTTTCTAAAATACATTGACTTCCAATGAATTTTGCTTCATCCCAGCCAGAGTTGCGTGCTTCTTCAATAATCCAATCCTGTACTTTTTGTGTTACTTTTTGCATGTCTTCTTCATCACCATGGCACTGATTATAAAGTCCAATTACTTTCTTTGTTTCAAGGATAATACACGGATCATTTTTTGAACGATCGTCTGGATCTGGTAAAATATATTTAGCCACTTTCATATGTCCCCCTTTCCTGAAAATTCGACAAAATATCGTATCTTCATTATATATTATCTTTTCATAATTTTCTATGCAAAACATATGTTTTGGATAATAGTAATATAATACGCATTTTACATAAATTAATGCGCATTAAAATTTGTTACAAATTAACAAATCATTAAACCCAAAAAACGAACTCTAGTTCTGCTCGTCCTTCACACATTTTATTGGATTTAATAAATAATTAATAGTGTCTTGAAAATCATTTGTATTAATTTTTTTATATCCGTTTAAATGTTTTGTAAACATATATTCATACAATAAATCCAGTAATGCATCTGTGATATCTGGATTTATTGTATGGATTTCTTTTTTAATTTCTTCCAATGTTTTCATGTTTATATACCTCTGTTTCACTAATCTAGTTATTCCGTTCGATCTAAAATAGAAGATAAATAAAATAAAATCATTATTATTTTGGATGGGCGGTGTATCCATCATCTCAGGTACTCCGAAGAGTGTGTCGGGAACCATTTCCGACCTCAAAATAATGAATGAGCATAATAAAAGAGCAGGAGATTAACTTTCCTGCCCTTTTCATTACCAACTTGCGGACAATATTAATTGCCCCATTCTTTTTCCTTTAAAATAATCATAGTTTTAATCCTCCTTAAATTGCCAATTAATTTTTATAAGTGAACCAATTTTAGGCTTAGTTATCTTACATGTATATTTATGGTATATAGTATTATATGAGTGTTCCAGTTTAGGGTGAACTACATCTTCTTGTTGATTTATGGATTTTAACATACATTTTGGATCTCTTTCAAGAAGTATATCACTTTCAAACGAAATTGTATAGTAAAAATTTCTGATCGGGTTTTTAATTCTAAGGCTAGTGCTATTACCAGATTCTAAATCATTTAATAGCTGCTCGTCATTTATTGAATCAATATCTAATTTCCCATCCTTAATAGGGAACATACCCGGTATACTCATCACATAAACAATTTTATATTTTTTATGAGGCTGAATTCTACTATAATTAAACCTAAATTCCCATCTGAAAACCTTGTTATTATTTTTAAGAGTTATATTCTCCGCATCATTTTCGTCATCTTCATCTGTCCAATATTTCTCTTTAACAGAAGATATGATATTGTCATCTGAATAATACCAAAATCCATATTCATGAAACCTATCTTGAATACTTGTCTTTTTCATATTGGTCAATGCAGGAAAACATGCATTCTTCTTTCCATCGGAGATATCTAATCCTCGTTTTAAAAAAGATTTTTCTTTTCTATTAAACACCATATCAAATTCATTGATAATAACGCCAGTTCCATCATTATAAATAGTTACATGTTTGTGATAATTTTCAAAATAATGTGTTACCTTTTTGTTTCGGAAAGAATGATGAGATCGTATAAAATAACCAACATCAATACCATTTTTTATCATTTCAATTAAACTTTTTATGTCTGAAAATTTGACCATATTACGCCCCCAATTATTAGTATTATTTTCCATTATATACCAATAATCGACATAATTCTATCAGAACATTTGTACGCATTCAGAACTCTTAACTATTTCTTTACCATGTGAATGATATAATATTCATATTACTTATTCACAAAAGGGTAGTGGAGGCACACATGATGACAATTTCATATCCCGAAGGGACTACAGTTTCTGGTGAAATTATCAAACTTGATGACTTTGTTGTGATCACACGGACATATTCAAATGGGGTTAAGATTATGCTTCGTGAATCTGAGAATGGAGTGTCAATTAATATCACTGGGCTGGAAGAAGAGTAGTACAATAAGGAATACATCGTAAAGAGTGTATTCCTTATATTATATATAAACATATGTTTGACAAAATATTCCATTAAGAGTAGAATCATTACAGATGCTACTAAAAACGGTAGGACGGTTCTCTCCAATCTGGGAGTACAAGCCCAGTCTATATAGATGGTAATTGTGCCGTAGTTCAGAAAGGAGATTTTGCCAATGATAACTTTGTCATATGAAGCGTTGATTGCACTTGTCGGATTATGTGGTGGTGCAGGATATTTGCTTGGTAAAGATATACAGAAAGCGAAAAAGTAATCGTCCAATGCCATGGAATTACGATTACTTTTTGCTTAGTCAAAAATAGTTTATTAATTTCAGAGCAACCGTCTTGCTTACGGTAGCATCTCTTTCTTTGATATATTATATATTGTAACACATAAAAAATGTCACCAAAACAAGAAAAGTTTTTTGTGCAAAATTACTATTTGCTCAACATTTCCCTTATTTCATCAAAACTCAATCCTTTTTCCTGAATCAACTCGTCCAACTCAGAAAGTCTTTGCTGATGAATCTGTTCTTCGAGTTCTTTCTTTGCTTTTTTCATTTCTTTTAATGAATTTTCCATATTCTCAATTTCTGTTGTTATTTTTGTTAATTGCTCATCTAATGTGAGATTTTTGCGTCCTCTTGCCATAATAGACCTCCTGCCTAACTTTTTGAAAAAAGTATAGTGCAAATAAGTCTTGATTGTCAATTGTTTTTGTATTCCATAAATCGACAAGAAATCGAGATTTACTTGGTTTCGTTCCATCTTATCTACCTCTAGGAACTGAGAGGTCAAACTGATTTACACGAGGTATGAGATAAGTTCATATCATTTAACATGTCGTGCCATGAGTACGGAATGCATATTATAGTAGCATCGTTTCATATAACTACTACCAACGGTTGTCACTCTCTGAGGGCTTACCATTTTAAAGGTCTATCCCTGCGAACCAACTGAATTCATGAATTTTTACTGTGCCTATTTAGTTTCCTTATAATAGGGTAGTACCATGAGTTTTACAGCCTTCCTCGCATATTGCGTCTTCGTTTATCGTATGTATAGCATACTTATCATAGTCCAAACTATCGTATCCGATAGAAACCCTATGATGTCGGTACGTTCAAAACAATAACAATGATTTGATTAATACGCCACTAACGTATCAATGCCGACATTTTTAAATGAAAATGCTGCTGCAACTCCTGTGAGAATAGTTGGTAACAATCCAACTGTGTCTACAAAATCAGTAGCACCTTTAAGAAGTGTTGATAATAAATCAATTCCATTCTTGATAGTTTCGGAGTCGATTACTTTAAACCAGAACTCCTGGGCACGATTTTCTAATTGTGCCATTTTGCCATCAATACTATCAAGATAAGAGTTTAATTCTTTTTCTGCTGATCCCTCTGAATTTTGAGCATCTTCATATACAGAACGAAGCATATCTCCATTCTGAAGAATACTTGCGGCAATGTTTGATCTGTTTTTCCCTGCGATTGTCTCCAACAAAAGATTAAGATTATTTGTCCCTAATTCTTTATCTTTTTTTACAATATCGTCATAGAGATCTGCCAATCCTTGCATGATTTCATATGTACTTTTATAATTTCCATTAGAATCAAGAATATCAAAACCTTTTCCATCTGATGATGCGGCTTTAGTTGCATCCATGATTGTATCTCTAAGTTTAGAAACGGTTGTAATCATTCCATCTGTTTCTTCGCCTAAATCTGAAAGCTCCTCCTTGGCTTCCTCTGTACCAACCAATCTAAGAGAAATCGTTCTTAAACCTGCTCCTACCTTAGATGGATCTTGAGTTATAGCATTGCCAGCCGTAGTCAACGAAACAGCTTCATTAAGATCGTTGTTTGCAGTTACTAATGCACTTGCGGAATCTTTAAGAGCAGTTGCTAATCCATCTGTAGAGATACTATAATTGTTGCCAATATTATTGAGAACATCAATTATATCCATTTTATCAAGATCTTTATACGCCTGACTCATTGATACCAGAGACTCCGTTGCTTCGTCTATTCCTTCGAACTCTGATACATTGAAAAGAACATTAGCATCCTTCGCACTTTCAGCAGCTTGATCCATTGACTCTCCGAGACGCATCCAGTCTGCTGTAGAATTTTGTATCTGCTTTGCAGTTGTACCAACTGCATCTGCCGTATCGAAAGTAGTAGCTTGATAATTTTTCAAACTTTGAACAGTCTCATTAGACACTTTCCGCATTTCTGTAAGGGCAGTGTTAAGTTCTCTTACAACATTAAAACCTTTTTTACCAAGGTTAATAACATCATAAAATCCAAACATACCTGCCATCTGAGCAGCTAATTGATGGAATCCACTATTCTTTAATGTATCAAAGAAACTTCTACCAGCACGACCAGCAAGTTCTTCGGCATTAACAATTTTCAGTATTTCGCCATGTATTTTTTCCAAACTGACACTAGGATTCCCAGAAATAAGTTCTTGCTTATATGCTTTAATTTTAGCTTTTGCTTCTGAAGACATTGCTGAATTTTCACGAAGTATTTTATTGATTTTATCAATTTCTTTTTGTCCTGCTAATCGACTATATCCCTTTTCAGAAGCCGACATATTAGTAACAGTAGCGATAGTATCTTTGATTTTCTTTTCATACTCGTCTAAATTCTGAATATCCTCATCATTTTGATTAGTCTTTATATTGTCGAGAAGAGTTGCGTACTGTTTGACAGCATCACGTACAGCCTGTACATTTTTTAAATATGTATCACTTGTCCAACCACCATCATTAAATCTGTCAATAGTGGCTTGATATTTATCAATCTTACCGTTGTAAGAATCTAACCGTTTATCATACTTATTGAGGTTTGCATTGGCATTCTGTTCTTTAGCCTGTGTATTTTCCTTAACTTTCTGAGTATTCTGCTCTAATACATTATTCTCTTCTTTGATAGCATTGATAACACCAGAGGTATCAAAAGCGTCTGAGTCGCTTTTAAAATTGTTAATTGTATATCCATATTCTTCAAGAAGTTTGGATAATTGACGAACACGTCCATCAGCACCAGTTTCATCTATTCCATCTGTAGTCCATGATAAATGAAAATATTTGCCATTATGTAATGAATCAAGAATATTTTGTAACTCATTTGCATCTGTAAATATTTTTTTAATCTCTTCTTCAAGATTTTCAAGAGATTTCACACTTGAAGATGTATCAATGTCACTGTGAAATGCATCTTTCATTCCAGATGAAATATTCGTTTCACTAGCAGGAGAAACAGTAGCAGGCGTGACATTCTTGATCTTCGCTAATTCAGTTTCAAGTTCCTTAACACGATTAGTAAGATCTATGACCTCCTGAATAGAAGTGTTTACATCAAGTCCATTCTTGAATACATTTGTAAAATTATTTGCAGATGTAGAAATTTCGTCAAGTTTATTAACAATAATTGTCAATTGACTAATTACTTCTGAAAGATCAGTTTTGCCAAAAAGATTTTCTATCGAATTATTAGAAGTGCTTTCAGATTTGATTGCATTATTCAAAGAACGCTGTGCACCAGAAACTGCTGAATAATAAGATTTTTCTATATCAGAATATAAATAATCTTTACCAAACTGTTGTTTGGACATTTCTCTCATCTCAGTAATGAAATTCTTATATGCAGCAATTTTAGCATTCATGTTATCATATTGATTAATGTCGAAATTATCAAAGTAACCTTGCATATTAGAATCAAGAGTACCTGACATTTTTAGCCTGTTAAACAGATTCTCATAAGTATGTAACAATTTTGCAGTCCTTGACTGAACTTCGGCAGTTATTTTATCATCTGAGCCAAAATCTAAATTCATATTCAGATTTAAATTAGATGTTTTCTTAGCTAATTCAGAAATAGAAGAATCTACTCTGTTGATCATAGTTAAAAGAGGTGAGAACTCATCACCATCTCCAACATCAGATATAACTTTCCGCATTGAACTAAGATGAGATTCCATTTTCTCGAATAAATTAATAACTGTCTTGAGTTGTTTTTCGTCAACTATTGAATTACCAATACCTTTTCCATTACCTAAACCAGTTCCAAACGCCTTACCAGAAGCAAGAGATTTAACAACCTCTACCAACTTATCCAAACTTTTAACAGTCTCATCTATTCCTTGATCTTTTATCTGCACAACAAATTCTTGTGAAGATAATTGCTTTCTATATTTTTGAATCACCTTTTCGAATTCTGCTTGATTCTTTGAATTAGAAAAGTCAAAATACATTTCAAGTTTATTATTTTGTAACTCTTT